CTACCGCTTGGTAATCTGGTTTCCGAAGAACATGCCGATGATGGTGATCAAGATGTTGTTCGTGACTGGGCTGATGACGATGGGACGTAAGCCAGAGCCGATAGCGATCCAGTTGATAGTCTCGTAGGTGCTTGACCATGGCCAGAAGCCTCGTGCGGTGTCGTAGTAACCGATGACAATGGTGATGTCGGGGATGAAGGCAGGCAGAAGAATCGGCAGCGTGATCGCGGAGATGATCACAATCAGAGCGATGGCACGGCGGGTAAAATGGAATCCCTTGTCGCCTTTGAATTCGCGAGCGGCGGTCTGCGAGGCATCGGTTGCCTGATGGCGCTGGAGTGCGGATTCGAGAGCAAGTTTCTCGCGCTCGGATCGGTCCTTCATGGACTGAGCCCAGATAGTGAGTAGACCGCCTCCGACGAGGCTACCGATAGCATTGATGAGTTCGAAGGTTCCCATGATTATTCAGGCCGTTGAAGTTCGAGATAAAAGACGTTGTCCCGCTTTACCCATTTCACGGTTGGTCGAGGAGCTTCCTCGGTCGCTTGTGGTTCGATCACTGTCATGCGCCCAGCCGGAGCGGTTTGGCACCCAGCCAGTCCGATTAAAATCAGCATGAGTAATGCGAGCTTCATGCTGAAGTCGCGTTGTCAAATTACGGAGGCGGCGCTTCTGTGTATGTGGCGATGAGAGCATTGGATGGGAGCATGCCGGATTTGAATGCCTTGGCATAGATGGTTTCGCCAACGCCCACCGAGATTGCTCCCGTGTAGGCAGCACCTTCCGTCTCCGAGTTCGGCACACCAGACTTACTCCAGCGGAGCACTGACCCCGCAGTTGCCACACTAATCGAAACCGACAGAGGAAAGCTGCCATTTGCTTGTTCGCCACCCGGGATGGATGGGACTGGAGTCGCGACTTGGTTTACTGCCAGCACGACCTGCTCTTCGAGTTCGAGACTGATTTCGGGTGCTTGGGTGACTTCGAGCGTCTCGCTGGTATTTGCTGGAGCAGCTTTGAACCATGCCGTTCGCTCCGCGGTCGTTCCCGATAGGGCGACGCCTTCAAAGGCGGATGAAGTCAGGAATGACAACTCACCACGTTCCAAAATATAACCTCGGGCACCAGCTGAGTGCGAGAGACGCGAAGTTGCGAAACGTGCGCGATTAACATACAACGGAAACACACCACCAGTCGGTGACTCGATGCTGCGAACCGTGAGCACCTCGTATCCACTTCCGGATAGGATGACCAGAAGCAGATTGTCGTCAGCGATTTGCTCGGAACTTTGAGCGGCTTCCAAATCTGTGATGCGATCAATGGGCGTCTCAATCGTGCGCTCTCTTATTTGAAGCGCTCCTGAAGTGTCTTCAACGGGAACGGTGCTTGAGTAGGCGGCAGCCAATTCGACGGGAACTGCGAAAGCTGCGATACCTCCGAGCAGCGTGAACTCGACCGAATCATTACGCCGCCACCAGATTTCAGATGATCGAACCGTGGGTTGGTGTCGTCCGGCCAAAGGCACGATACGATACGTTTGTCCATTGGCTAATTCGGGCGTTGCCTGTATGGCATCGAAGTAAACCAGCGGTTCGACGGGCTCTTCATCTTCAACCGGTGGATCGCTGACTACCGGAGTGAATGCTGCTGGTCCGAGACCACGTTCTGTTTCCGCATCCAGCTTGACGCTGCCACCACCATCGGCAAAGCCCGTCATCGAGAGTAAACGGCATACTGCCTGATAGCCCAAAGGCTCATAGTCGAAGATGAATTGATCTCCCACCTTCAGTCCAAGAGCAAGTATGCGGGATTCTCGAACGGAAAGCCTCAAACTGTCCCACGGTGTGGACTGACGCAGGCCAAGGCTGACAGCCTGTGCCGCCGCTTGATCGGCCCGCGTTATCCATGGCCTGCCGGTTTCGGCATCCTGAGAAGCTTCAACTATCCCACGATTCAGCGGCGTATCAAAGCGCACCTGTGCATCCGCATAGGCTTGATTGCGGTCTCGATAACTGACGGTCACCCGGTCATCCAGCTCGGCATAACCATGTGCATTGATGTCCGGCGGGTCGGTTAAATCATGTTGATTGATTACCGGAAGGTCAGGCGGTGCTGCTCCGGATAAAAACCTTCCAATCGCGATTTGTCCAAAGTCGTTGATCCGAAACCATGTATCAGCCGTGCCGTTGATTTCCTCCAGCAATTCAGAAACGCGCATCTTCTGATCCAAAAGAATTGAGAGATATTGGTTCGCTCGCTCCCCATGCAATTCGGTTGCGGCAGTTTGCCAGCTTGCTTCGTCCAATCGGCTCTTGGGGATTCCGAGACCACTCGTTGGATTGGTTAAGGCCTCGGCAAGTGCAGCAACGGGATTGACCTGTCCGTCATCCAGAACGGATACGGAACCAGTGATAATCTTCTGGTCGGCCGCTCGCCGGTAAACCACCTGAATATCCGGAACCGATAATCGCTCGAAGCCGCATTTGAAGTCTTCCATGACCACGAGAACACGCCTCCGGTATGGCGGTTGGCTTCGTCCTGCCTTTGTGAGCACAGGATCGCTGAGCACTTGGTCATGCGTGCCCCAATAGAAGTAAACGCGACCTCGTCCTGAAACGTCGAACACGTAAGGGTTTGATGCTGTTGTTCTCAGCACCGGGGACGCAGGCTTCCATACGCTCTTGGCATCGACAACCAACTCAACCAACGCTTCGACCGGCCCATAGCCTGCCACGCCCGCGAAGCTTGCGTAGTAGTCGTAACCAATGATTGTGGAGCCGCCACCACCTTTGCCACCACTACTCATCTATTTGCCTTTTTTGCCTCCGGATTTCTGTTTCACTGCAACGGTGCGCTGATCCCAAATTTGTCCAATCCACATCAGCGGGACGCGCTGAGTGCCCATGACCAGCGGATACGGCTGACGGTCATTACTGGACACATCCTCCGGCGCGACGTTCGCTGTATAGCGTTGTGCAGCCGGTTCATTAACCGGGCCATGAATCATCGATCATCCTCGTGCTTGATACGCCAGATGGCACTGCGCTTCTCCGCCCATGTTGGATCGAGCAAATTCACGAAGCGCACACCACCTTTGAGAGCTGTGATGCAAGTCTCGGGCTGTCCATCGACTTCGCCAAGGTAGATAATCATGTGAGCTTCAACGCCCCGAACCATGCCTGTGAGAATGTCTCCTGGCATTGGCTGGCCATCCTCGATACTGGTCATAAAGGACTTCGGGGCAAAGAACTCGGACATGCGACGAACTTGTATCTGGCCAGCGATACCCGAACGCCCGCGAGGAATTTCAAATTCAGGAAAGGCTCCTGTCGCACGATGCAACGCATAGACGAGATTATGGCAGTCCACTGCTTCTCCACGGGTGTGCCCATTGGTAAGAAACGGTGTGCCCAGCCAAAGGCGAGACTCCGTGATGAGCCGATTGATGCGATACTGAGTTGAATACCAAGACTTCATTTTTTGCCTCCACTGTCGCCGCCGGGAAGATTCACTTTGACGAGGGAGAGGTTGGCAGCGGCGACTCGTGCGCCTCCCCAGTTCAGGAAATTGTCAAATTTGCTGCCACAGGTTTCCGGCAATCCGTCGCAGCCGGGTCGAAGCTGCACAATCTCGCCGACCGTGAGCATAGGGTTGGGATCACGAGCGAGCGTCAGCGCCATCGAGCCGCCCGATACCGCCGAGCTCTGCCGGATTGCCACGGTGTCATCATCGGACTTGAGCCCGCCCCATGCGAACCAGTTGGCTGAACCGAATCCACTTGGAAGAGCTTCACCGTTTTGCCGAGTGATCGAATCGACCACAAAGGTGAATGGGTATCCCGGCGTGCCGACGTCGGCTACCCGAGCTTCGAATGTCCAGTCACCGCTCACCAGACCACACGGCACCGAATACAATGACCATTGGCAAACCGGAGCAAAGCGCGCGCGGGGTAAGACCGCATCAAAGACTCTCGGAATGCCGCAACTCACCATCGCCTTGGTTCCTCGTGATGTCAGTTTTCGCACTTCACCGGCAAAGACGACCTGACGATTGATGACCGTCTGGCCGGACACCTCAGCTCGTTCGATGGCAACATCTACGGTGCCGGTTTCCTTGCGCCAATGAGCCAACAGAACGGGGCATCGAGTGATTTCGGCTTCAATGGTGCATTCGTCCTGCAAGTCGATGCTTCGCTTAACGGCACCATGCGTTATGGGTATGGCTTCCCAACTCAGGGTTTCAGTCGAAAGATCCTGCTCGTAACTGGTGAAGTGACTGACGATCCCTTCGTTCGCTTCTCCGACGATAAGGGCTCTCAACTCATCGACGTTGGCTAGCAATCGGCCGCCCGTCGATTCAGCGAGATTACTAAAGTCTGCACCCTCAGATTCAGACAAGGCAGCTCCACCGCCCGGGTAGCTACTGAGGCCATAAGATAAAGATACCGATTCGGACTGAAGAGCGGTCAGTGCATTGGCTTCTGGGTTTGAGCCCGTGTCGTTATCTTCATCGGTTAGTAGAATCATCAGCCGTTTCTTGGCACTCGGCGACCAGCCCAGATCATTTGAAGCATGAGTGATCGCATCATAGGCACGCTCGGTGCCGCCACCTGTTACTAAGCTTTGCAATGCGGCAGTGATCTCACTTTCGATGGCCGTGAACTCTTTTACTGTAAGCGGAGAGGACTCATAGGACACGAGTGCCCATTGAATCTGAACGACTGGAGACACCTCTCGAATAATGTCGGAGATGGCTGCAGCGGTGGCGTCGATCACCGGCCCCATTGAGCCGGAAATATCAATCACGAATGTGACCTGCAAAACTTCGAGGAGCGCGTCAAAGGATGGACGTTTCGTGAAGGTGTAGAGGCTGGCTAGTGTCGGTAATGCCCCAAGACTATCAGCAGTCTCGACTGCCGGTTCGACGGCTTCTGGCGGCAACTCGCGAAACTCAAGCGAAGTCTCTGCCACCGAATCCGTTGACCAAAACAGTTTCATTCTCCGTTTCACCAACCGCCCCAAAATGGCCGGAGTCACCATGGTGTCGTGTGCTGTAAGTAGATCGACCGGATTGTCCAATGTCAGAACCTTACCTGCAATGGAATGCACGCGACGGACGGAATGGCCACCTTCACTGCAAAGTGCGATGCAGTCACCGGGCTCAATCCACGACGCATCAAGGACGGTGATTTGATTGCTACCATCTGTTTGCGTAGCAAGCCGGGTTGTCTGAATCGGACTTGGTAGCCAAAACGCCTGCCAGTCAGTTCTCTCAGTGAAGAATGCCAGCAGCTTTAACCATTCTTCGGCAGTCGCACACTGGTAATCCATGGAAATGGATTCATAGGAAGTAGCCTTATGGTAGTCTTCCCGAGTGCGACGCCCCTGGCCGAGAATGTCGCGCTCAATGACAAGCTTGGTGCCTCCAGCTTTGGGCGTGCTGGCAGTGTTCGGTGTGAGCGGAAACACGGAGAAAACCGTTCCATTCAAATCGAGTCCGTTTTGCCATGCTTGCGGAGTAATGCTCAAGGATTCTTTGGCCGTGGAGTCTTCCACAAACCGGACAGGCACCTCGGCAAGATCCGGTTTGCCGAGAATCGCAGGCTCCAAGTCATCCAAATGTCCCAATAGCAAAGGAACGGTGCAAGTCTGCTCAGAGACCGGCCAACCCTCAGCAAGCGCTCCTTCATGAAGCGCGAAGGAACTCGTGTTCATCATGCCATCGGGGTGCAGGTCAAAGGTCAGATTTACACCCGCTTCAATTCCAAGTGAAGCAAAGTCATCGGGATGACGCATGGCTGGCCAAAAAGGAATCATAACCCGCTCAGTCGTCCTCGACTTCAGCGCATCGCGCAGCTCTTGGAGTGCATCGCCTTCAATCAGGCTGACGAACTGATACTGAAACACGCTCAGGCTATTACCCAATCTTCTTCGCGATTCACGGTCGGATAATCCTGCTTCAGTGCGTGATGGCATGCCGAGTTCGACACTCAGTCCATTCCCCCAATTGGGCATGTTCACCCATAGGTAGAACGACTCACCCTTGTATTCAGTCGGAATCATGATCGGTAGCGACGAATAGCGTTTTGAATACGGATTTCGACTTTACCACTCAGGTCGGCTGCGAGGTCTTCGGCACTGGCCAAATCGGGAACGACAAAGATTTGTGCCGTGGCAGCCTCTTGATTCGAACCCTGACTTTGTGAAAGGCGATCATTACTGAGGGCACTTGCCGCCACCGGCTCAACCACACCGCCCGACACGTAGCCCGGTAGTGGAATGCCGGGGCGATTCACTCGCAGGCTCGACACGAAGCTCGCAATAGCCTCTGGGCCATGCCGTGCGACGATATTTGCCGGAATCACATATTCGCCTCGGTGAACGATTCCTGCCGGTTCATACTTTCCACCCGTCCCTGTGTATCCGCCTTCAGCGAATGCACCAAAGGCTGCGGCGGCAGCCAGAGCAGCGGCCACTGCGGCCAGCCCAATAACGGCAGCCGAGCCAAAAGAACCGATGCTGGCTAGCGTGGCATTTGTGGAGAGAATGGGTGTTTTTGCTGATTCAGTGGCAATCGTCTCAGCGGTGTCTTTGGTTCTCAGGGTAGAACTCAAGGCAGACCAGCCAATGGCTGTGTTCTTCATAAGTAGATGACTGACGATCCATGCTGCGGCCATGTCTGAAAATGACTTGATCAGGCTGGAAACAACGCTGCTCCCAATCGAGCGAAGCGCATCGCCCCAGCGCATCGTTCCGTTAATCAGACCTTCGATGCCTGAACTAAGGCCCGAGAACATCCCTTCATAAGGTGCTGCGGCGAGGCTGGCGGTATCCGCTGAGACTTCGGCAACTCGTGACTGAAGGGATTCATACGCATTCAAGGCGCTTTGTGGATCATTAGGTCGCGTGCTGCCTGATGTGGTAATGGCAGCGCCTGAGGATGTATTGGAGGTGCTATCTTGTTCCCGAAGACGTATCCGTTCCTCAATCAGATCATTGAGACGTTCGGTGGCAGATAACTCGCGCTCGGCTTCTTTGGCATTCAGACCAAGCACTTCTCTGCTCGCTTCAAGATTTGCGTTGAGCTGTCCTTTAACCAGCGAACTGATCTCCTCGATCCCTTCACGCTGTTCTTCGAGCAAGTCATTGAATTCACGTGCAGGACGCACCACAGCATCGCCCCAATTAACTCTTCCAAAACTGACCTGCCCAATCTGGGTGCCATCGGTAAACGGCAATGCGGCGGTGATTTCGTTTACCCTGCGAATCACACCATTGAGCAGGTTCTCAAATCCTGCGGTGATCGTATTTAGGACAGCCGAAAATGCTTGAGCCAACAAGTTGCTTGCAATCTGGAAAATGACGCGAACTTCGTCACCAATCTTACGGAAGCCTGCTGAGAGCCATGTGATCGGCGTCGAAAGTGCATTCAGCAATGTGGTGGCCGCTTCAGTGCCGAAGGTCATTACACCATTCAGAACTACCTTCCAGCCTTGGCCTCCAGCCCCCAGCCATGCCAGGGACTCATCGATCATTCGACGGGCGGCATTGGTGCCTTGTTCGAATCCGGCTTCGATAGTCAGTCCTATAAACTGAGCCAGCGTGCCATCTTGAAAGGCATCAATCGCCAAATCAATATAGGAACCGATGCGTTGGCCGAACCCTGTGAAGTCTATCTGATTGATCGCTTCGAGTGGCTTCAGTAGCTCATCAGAGAGCATGTCGCCAATGCCCGCAAAGACCTGACGTGACTTGTTTGGCATGCGGCCAAGCAATGTGTCGATGCGTTCGAAGGCGACACTGTTACGCTCCAAGACTTCCGGCATGGCACCGAGTGAAGCTCGCGCATCATCGAGAGCGCCACCGCTCCGAAACAGGGGCATGAGTTCTGCGCCGGATTCGCCGAAAATACGCATGGCCACCGATGCGCGGTCGGCTGGATTCTCCAGTGCAGCAATTTTTTGCGAGAGGATTTCAAACTGCTGCTCTGGTGAGAGCGCGATCAGCGTTTCTGCACTGAGTCCAAGTTGATCCAATGCCTGCTTGCCTTCACCCATGCCCTGCGCCGCTTCCGAGATACGCTTCTGCATGTCGTTGATGGTCTTACCGACACGGTCTCCACTGGAGCCATTATCGTCGAACGCTTGGCGAAGCACAGATAGCGACGAAACGGCTATGCCGGTGCGGGCAGACATGTGATCCAGATCCGCTCCGAGCCCGACAATATCGCGTGCACCGGAAATGACCGAACGCGCAGATAGATAAGCGGCGGTAAAACCGGCGACTCCTTTGATCAACTTGCCAAAGCCTGCTGAGGCTTGTTCAAGACCAGCAAGCTTGGAACGAATATCAATCAGGACACTAACGCGGGAATCTGCCATGGTTATTGCAAGGGTTGAACCGGCACGCCCGCAGTCCGGTAGAGTCGTCCATAGTCTACGGGCTTGCCTTCGTGTGCATCCCCTGTGTCAACACGGAGTGATTGCTCAAATCGACTGAGTGCCTGAGCAGCAGATTTGCTCCAGACGGATGAGGTGGCCAATGCCCGGGACTGCGTATGCCAGTGAAGCTCTTCAAGGCGCCTTGCTTGATCCTGACGGATAATCAAAGCGGCCTCGGGCAAGGATAGCGACGAGGCTATTTCCGCTACGCTTCTTCCGAGGATGCACGCGCAGTCGGCACAGAGTTCGGGAAGGCTGATTGAATCGCCTGACCGCTTGTGGCGATGGGAAGCAGAGCTTCGTTGAGCTTCGCCCGACGCTGGCCCCAGCGGCAGGCATTGGTGAAATTTAACTCATGTCCCTTGTCGCAAATATCCAGCAGTGAATCGACCTCAAGCGACTCGGCCCAGCCGTTGGGCTTGTCGCAAAGGAATTCCGCCAGCTTTTCCTCGTCATCTACGAGTCGCAGGTAGTCCGGAAACTCACGAATCTTTAGAAGCCTTACGTTTACGCTTTCGCTGCTTCCGTCGTTCTTTCTTAAGGCGACGCTCGCGCCGCCTGTTAGAATTGCCTGTTCTTGGGTTTCGCTCATGAAGGGGTGCCTCCGGTTCGGGTTCATATTCTTCGATTGGATCCACTAGGCCGAGACTTTCGATGCCTGTTTCCAGATCTGCTTCGGTGTCAAAATCTACGATTTCATGAATCGTATCTGTTTCCCCATCGGTCTCGAAAGATCCGAGCACGCGGTTTCCATCGTGAATGCATCGCCAGACTTTCTTTCCCTTCTTAGGACGTTTGGCTCGCTTGAAGCTCAACCCGTTTTCCTGTATTTCTTCAATCATGGTTAGACAGTTATGGACCAGCCGCGACTGGTCAGGGTGGATTTTGCGGTCGATGCTGCCGAGGAACGCTGATCGTTCGATGCGCCGGGATTGCCGGAGTAATTGAACTGACCATTGGACGCCATGCCGGAACTTGCCAATTGAATCAGTGCGGCATCAATCGCCGCAGCATCCATCAGATTGTTCTGTGCATGGAGATAGCGAAGCTTCGTCAATCCGGTCATGTCCGGTAGCTCCGTCAGTTGATTGTCGTAGCAGCGAAGATAATAGAGTTCCGATAGCCCTGAGAAACTTGGCAGGGATGTGAGCTGATTCTCGTAGCAGTAAAGGTATCGAAGTTCTGACAAGCCCGTCAGACTTGGAATCTCGGTGAGTTGATTCTGCTCACAATACAGATTGCGAAGCAAAGTCAGCCCGCTCAATTCGGGAAGCGCGGCAAGCTGATTGCCTCGAACCTGAAGGTTGTCGAGATTGGTAAGACCGGAAAGGTCTGGCAGCTCAGAGAGTTGATTGTTCGAGACATAGAGGCCGCGCAGTTCCGTCATCGCTCCCAGTTCAGGCAACGCTGCAATTTGATTATATCCAAGGTCGAGATAGCGAAGATTGACCAGCCCCATCAGCCCCTGAATATCCACAATCTCCCCGTCATTGAGATACAGGGATTGGAGGCTTTCTAATGCACTTAGATCGGGAACACTGCGAAACTGATTTCCATACAAGCCCAGATAAGTCAGCCCGGTCATGTGGAGAATGGAAGGAAAGCGTTCCAACTGAGTGTAATAAATATCCAATGACGTGACATTCGGCATGCCTTCCCAGTGCAGTTCACGCATTTGCAGTGAGTCGATATAGACGTAGCTAGTAGCTGGGTCTCCCCAAATACGAATATTCGGAGAGCGTTCACCATCGGGCAGCGACGCAATATCATCAATGATTTCATCGAGATGCCGTGGCGCTGTGGATGGCAAGGTATTGGCGGGGCCAAACAGTTGATTCAAATCACTCATAGCTTATGCGTCCTGTCTCAGAAATACCGTTCCAACGGGTGAAAGAACATCGACTTTGAGTTCATAGCCGAACCAGTCATCCCCGAGTTCTGGCTGATTATTGATGCGCACATTGCAGCGGAAGTCTTTATGCATGAGTCGTGGATTCTGCGCGTCTTTGTCATCCCATACCCGCAGTCGAGCGAAGCCGTTTAAGCTTTGTGGTTGTTGCAAGGGATTGATCTCGCGGTAGTCAGGATTGCCACCGGTTAGATTACCCGATGAACCGTAGAAAAGTGTTTCAACGATGCGGTCATTCACTTCTTCTAATTGCAGCATGTATCCGAGGCGCAATTGAGTCGTGAAAACCTTATCCAGAATGCGAACACCTCGATAGCTTCCGAAGTGTTCTTTCGTCTCCGCCTGATTCTGGAACGAGAATGCCTTCAGGTTCCCAAACATTGCGTCAGCGGCATCGTAGTCGGATTCGTTGGCTGGAACCACTGAGATCCCCGTGATGATGGAGAAATCACCGCTGCCGATGAGAAGTAGATTCGGGTTGGACATAGATTACGGCTGGATGGATTTGATCTGGAAGTTACAGAAATAAACGATCAGCCCACTATCAAGGGGCCCTGATTCATACGCAGGAGTGTCAACTTGCAGAACGTGCCTCAGGCCGCGCTCGGTGGCCCAGCTTGCCTGATGTAGGGATTCGAGGACATGCTCGGAAACTTCAAGCGCACCTTTGCCCGTTTCGTTCGTTCTGGGGTTTTCCAGAATGGAAACAACCACTTCGTTGTGCAGGAGCAGTTTGGGCGCATCGGCTTTGGGTGCCGTGCCGGATGACTGCACAATAACTATAGCCAGCCCTGTATTCTTTACCGCTGTTTCAAGACGCTGGTTATGGTCAGGCGCGATGTTTGGAATGATCTCCAAGCCAGCCAGAAACGAATCAGAATGAAGGTGATTGGTGACATGGGTGATGACTTCCGAAAGTTTCATGTGAAGATGCGAGTGATGCTTCGCTTTATTGCCTGTTGTTGCTTGCGCCCGACATAGGTCTTCATGTCCGCGGTCTGTGCCCGGAGTGCCTTGTCAACGAGGTTGCGCTTGCGGTTTTGTGCGACCACGCCTTCAAGGAAGCTCGTAAGCCGAACGAACGGACGGCGCTTGCCCTTGGCCGTTCGAATCAGCGCTTCGCCGATCTGCTTATTGCGTCGCGATTTTGCTGAGAATTGAGTGTTCTGCCCGTCACGATTGGCTCGCCATGCTCGGAACAGATAGCTCACCGAAAGGTAACGAATGGATCGCTTCCGCAGAGCTAGCTCTTTCTTAACGGATAGTCGTTTGCCATCCGGCCCCATGCGTCGGCGAATGGCATAGCCTCGGGACGCAGCTTCCTGTTCGATTTTGTCCCGAGTCGGAGCAATCGCCTTGAACTGCCTGTAAAGCTCCCACTGCACGCGCTTGGCGCGGTTCTCGATCAGAGGTCCAGTCTCGCGCTTGTTGTAGCGAAGATACTCTTTGAGAGCCCGGTCGAAGTTGCGTAACGACTTACTGGAAACACCATCGGCCATTAGAGCTTTCCGAAGAATTTGAGCACGGCCAGAATGGAAACGGCCAACGGCGGGATGGCTGTCGCCACCCAGAAGAAGCGCAGCAGCATATCCATCTTGCGCTTCAGTTCCCGAATGTCGGAGCGTAGGCCATTGTTGCCATCGGTGCCCCAAAGGACTGTTTCAAGGCGGGTTAGACGATCTTCAGTTTTACGCAGGCGCTCGAAGATTTCAGAATGCTCGGATTCACTCATAGCTCAGATACTTCACAGGAAAATCGGATGATGGATTGGCCGGGACGCAGGCGGCGGCTCTTGATGCGGTATTGATTGCCTGCATCATCTTCGAAGTAGTCGCCAATTGCTGGTCTAGTGGTAAAATCCGATGCGAATGCGGCGATCTGGACAGCCTGATCATCTCCTGGCGTCAGATCGTAGGGCTCACTACTCGGCTGCTCGGTGGATAGAACAGCAGGGAATGACTCACCTCCAAAACGGAGATCTATACCGACCGCTTCCAGCAGTTCGGCAAATCCTTCAAGGGCATCATCGGTGTGGAGGCTCATGTCATCTTGCTATTGTCAAAAAAACAAGCTCCGGCGTTTCCACCGGAGCTTGCGAAGCCAACCAAACAAACCACAGACACTACCTAACTGAAAGTTGCGATACCGGCGTTGGAAAGAACCGTCTGAAGAGCTGCCTTGAGGGTTGCGACATCATTGGCCGCAGCGATGGGATCGCCGTCGGCTTGCTGGATCGTCACCACTTCGTCGGCATCGGAGTTGTAGACCCGGATACGTCCTTGCGGATCGACGAGGGTTTCTGCCGTCACCGAACAAAGTGGCTTGGGTGAAAGTTCATTGCGACCATCGGGCAAAGCAGCCGCTTTGGCACCAAGAGTTTGAAGTTCTGCGTCAGTCATGATCGTTTTGTGGATTAAGATTTAGCGATGCGAAGGATGCCTTCCTTGATGGCAGGCTTGAAGCCGTAGACACACTCGAATGCGGCGATTTCCTTGCCAGAGTCGTTGTCATAGTAACGACGATAACCGAGAGTGATGCCGGTGGTCGGATCAGTTACAGGGCCTGCTTCGAGATAGGACTCGGGACGTAGCGGCATCAGGTAACGGTTGGCGATGGCCAGACCACGAGGGTGAGCCGCGAAACCGACGAGCTTTTCGCCGTTCTCCGGTAGGATCGTAGTTTCGTAGATGTCGAAACCATAGACTCGTGGGATGCGCGCTTCCATCAGCGAAGGCTGGCTCATCTGTGTGAGGTAGCTGTGGCTGATCTTATCGTCGCCAAGAAGGTTCGTATAAAACGAGTCATCGAGAATCAGCGAGCGCTCGGAGACGGGCATGTTCTTAGCCGCGCAGGCCTCACGAATCTTGAGAACCTTGGAGGCATCAAAGCCGGTTGCAGCCAGTGCAGGGATGGCTTGATCGTAATCGGCGGAAAGGATCGCTCCCCAGATGTCCTGAAGCACATCCTGCGCAAGCTGACGTGCTTTGCTACGCGCAAGACGTTCAAGACTGATGACGCTGGACTCGGAATACTCCTTGTCGGTCAGGTGAAGCGACTGAACCTTGTGCTTGGCCAGCTCGACGGGAATTGTATCGACATTGCTGTCAGCATTCTGGGCGTAGCTGCCCTTGAAGTCATACGACGCATTTGCAGCACCAACCACAGGGACGTGGACGGTCTTGCCGCGCTCGACGAATTCGCTGGAGAAGTCGATCGAGAACGCGCGCAGTGGCATTAAGGCTGCCACGAAGGTTTCGAGAAATACGTCCGCGATGCGGATGTCCTGAATGTTGTTAAGCGTATTGGACATGGTAGATTATTTTCGGGAAAGGAGTTGTTCTTTGTGTTTGCGGAAAAATGCCATTTGTCTGGCCGGATCGGTGATGGCCTCGAACTCGGCGTGGATGTCGCGATGCTTGCCTTCGGCGTCCGGAGTGATGGTGAGTGGGTCAACGCCAACAGAGGCGCAGATTTCGGCGGCCTTGGCTTCTGCGCTCTTGGCCTCTGATTCGAGCTGCTCGACCTTGCCTTCAAGCGTCTTGATCGTTTGCTTTGCGGTGCCGAGGTCGCGCTGACTTTGTTGCAGTTCAGTAGTCTTCGATTTGAAGTCTTCCTGTAGCTTGGAAAGTGTGTCGGCATTCTCGTCGATCAGATCATTGGCCGCTTCCAGGTCAGCATTGAGTTGAGTCGTTGCGCCGTCCTTCTCATGGAAAGCGGCGAGCAATTTGCCGTAGGCTTCACGAGCCACCGCAAGTGTGTTAAGGGATTCAGGTGCCGGAAAGTCGTTCATTTGCCTGAACCAGTGGTGTCAACTTTCGCGAGGAGTTCTTCGTAGGCTTCGGAGTAGGATCCAATGCGGTCTACGAGATTTGCATCTTTAGCCCGCGTTCCGAGAAGCGTCTGGCCACGCATTGCGGAAGCCGGAACATCTCGGTGCGTCAGGACGTGATCCCGAAACTGACCGAAGAAATCATCGACCATTTCCTGAAGGTGTTCGCGGTGAGCCTCGGAAAAACTCGGTGGCCATGTGGCGTCCTTTAAGTCGCCTCCGGTGTGGGTGATGTAAGCGGGCTTCAGTCCACGCTGTTCCCATTGCCCGGAAGTATCCACCAGAGGGAGGAATGGTTCCGATACTGCCAACTTGTGCTGACGGAGAAGCCACAATCAACGTTGCTCCGGAGGCAATCGCATACGCTGCCGACGCGGCCAGCTCGTCCACCCATGCGACGGTGGGTAATCCGCTTCCGGCAACCATGCGCGATGTCTCGACATTTCCTGTTGCGGCTCCACCCGGCGAATTAACATGCAGCAGAATTCCCTGAGCATTAGCCTTAACCGCATCTGCGACCTCGGCTTCAAGTTGCTCGTAGCCAGTATTGCCACATGAGCGTTCGATCTGGCTTAGATTCTTGCCCAGCACACCCGTGACGTGGATATGCGCGATACCATTCGAATCGACTTCAAGATCGGGCCTTGGATTTACGAAGGCTGATAAGTCGAGATTCTCCGCATCAACCGCAAGGCGACTTTGAAGTAGCTCGTGAACAGAAAGCCAGCCTCCGGGCGTAATGTTCCATGGCTGGCGGTAGACGGCGTTGGTGATGTGTGCGAATCGCATAACAAGCAGGGCGAGCCCTGCACCCGAGAAACTTTCGTTTCTCTGTTAAAGCACTGGGCAATGAGATGCGGAGCATCTCGGTTCCAAGGCTAGCCTTGGTCGCTCGATGTCTTCGTGCCTGTGTCAACCGGGCTGCTCAACTGTGTGCCCTGTGGCTTATAGATCATTTCAACCGGCACACCGTATTTAGCGGCTGCATCGATGATGCGCTTTGCGTTTTGGGCGCGGATCTCCAATTGCTCGTCAAAGTCCTGTCCGAGTTCGGCGAAGTGTTCTTCAAGGGTCTTGAGGCCCGTCTCGACATCGGCGCGGTTCTGTTGAGCTTCGCGTCCGGCATCGACCGTGATCCGGCGTGGGGTGACGAAACGCACACGGTTCCATTGCTTCACTGCTTCGAGTTCGCCCCGGTCGATGGCATCGCCGATCACATAGCCCCAAGTTGGTTTGAGGAATCGCTGAATAAGGATGAGCTTGCGATAGCTGAAGCGACGGTCGGCTTTGGCGACGACAAGACGGACACCCGCACCGCCAATCTTGGCAGAGTCGATCACGAATTCATAAGGCAGAATACCTGCGCTGCTGTCGCGCTTGAGGTGCTCAAGGAAGCCCGTGAAGACCGGACTTGGCCGGTTCGATTGGTAGCTTTCCAGCGACTCATTGGTTTTAATGGCGACGACTTTCCCTCCGACGATTTTCTGCACCTGCTGCGGATCACTGCCTTCCTCCGTTACGCTGCCAGTTTGCACGACGAAGTCGCCGGTATCGTCAATCTCGCCGCTCTCGCTTTTGAGCACTCTGGAAATGTCGGCGTTGTCTTTGACGGCGTGCTTCTCCAATGCCAGCAGTTCAATCTCGTCGAGCAGATGGTTGATCGAATGCTGAAGCGTCGGCGCACAGCGGGCACCGCTTGCAGACTCTGGTTCAAAGACGTGCATCACTGCGCCAGAAGGGATGTCGCGATAAGATTCGTCGTCCTGCTGCACACGGTAGAATGCGGGTGCTCCGAAGCGGTCGAAGCCAATCCCATCAACGGTCTCTACACTCGAAGCGGCGTCGCTGATACGGTGGCTTTCAACAAGCTGAATGCGCGGACGCCCGAAACGATCACGAACCTTCACAATGAAGTATTCGCCGTCTACGTCGATACCACGGCAGACGAGGCTCTGGCATTGCTCAAAGCTAAATCGTCCAGTGATGTCGGCCCGCTGGCACCACCGCGTGAAGTATTCCTCGGCGGCACGGTTCCAGTCAGGATCGGCAGTCTGGGCCTGCGGCTTGATGCCGTCGCCAACGGAGTAGATCGCCATGTCTCCGACGACCTCTCGGGCAAAGCCTGAATTCTTGTGCAGGTAGCGACTCTTACGAATCAGCTCGCGACGTGCGGCAGAACTCAATTCCTTCTTCGCATCAGTCGGAGCAGCACCCGGAACACGTCCGCGCCGGTTTGAGGGATTGGCCGCCTCGTAGGGAGAAAGCCCAAGAAACTTGAAGAATCGCTTGAGCATCACTTCGCGAGGTGTCCGACGACAGCGGATTGCATGGCGGTTCGTTTTGGCTTCGCGTAGGTATCGGGAGCCAGTTTTACGAGTGCGTCCTGGCAAGCGCGAATGATCGCATGAATTTCATCAAGGCGTCGCTTGCTCACACTGGAGCCGTCATTTGCATAAGCGGCCTGCGTCTTCTTTAGCTCCGCTTTCTGAGCCGAGAGAATTTCTTCAATTTCCGGGACCGTAAACCCGATGCTGTAGTCAACTACGTTCGCCATCGGAGGATGTGCTCATGTCAACGCTCTCGGCTCCAATGATCTTCAGCATGGTGGCTGCAGCGGCCTGCATCGACTCGCAGTCCCAATAGTGATTGGCCCGTTTGCCGATCTGTTTCCACATCCAGGTATTTTTCTCCTTGGTGCGGTGCTCGCTCTCCATCTGGGACAGGTAATCCTCGTCGATGTCGTCGGGAACTTCCCACGTCGCACCCCGTGAGGGGTCTTGGTTGCGACGTAGCCGAGCAAGCGTGTCTTTGATGTTCAGGTTCGACCAGTAGTGGACGTAGCAGAATTGCCGGTTAGTCAGAACGACCTTTCGCCGTGGCGAATAGAACCGCTGGATACTTCCTTTCTCCTTCGTTTTGTGCGGGAAGGTCAGCCTCCGGTCGCCAATGAGTGCGACCCAACCTTTCTTCGAGCACTGACGGTAAACGTCGTAGGTGGCGTGACCGGCATCAAGGAAGACAAGGTTCGGGTGAATCTCGAAACGCTCCTGAAGCACTTCGATGTCGTCGAAAGTCAGCAAGCGTTTCATTCCAGACCAAACGCGAAGAGCCATCCGCACTCCACGAGCGAACGACCGCGAAGAGGTGATCCATCTGGCAGTCTACCGTCAGAATGCGAAGCGGAATGAGCGATTCCTCGAATGGAGGCGCAACGACTTTACCGAAACGATTGATTCCGCCTTCCTCTTCCCAGCTCTCGCCCTTGCGGTAGCCGCAGTTTGCGATCTCCATCTTGTAGTCTTCGACGTATTCGCGCCACGGAAGAGCGAGGCGCTTCTGATAGAACTGCTGGAGCAAAGTCGTGTCGCCTTGTTTGGCCGCTGCCTTGGCTCGCAAGTAAAGCTCAGCGAGCTTGCCCCAGCTCATCGCACACAGAGCGTTCCAGTGGAAACCAACATTTTCGGGAGCGGCATTGGTGTTCGTGCGGATAAATTTGCCAGTGGCGTTCAATTGCCTGCGCGTTGCATCGGAATCCGGGAAGTAGTGGTTGCAATGTGAGCAGCGCAGGATGGTTGAATCCTGTACTGCCGTAAAGTTCCAGTTGCCTTCGGCATCACGGGCGGATTTCGACCACTCGACGTTTTCCCATTCAAAGGGTTGCCGCTTGCCACAGGAAGGACAGGCGAAGGTCCACTCTCGCATGTCGGTCGTCTCAAACTTGCGGTGAGTGTCGTCGTTTTCTTCGCCACCCTGACTCATGAAGACACATTTGCCAAGCCAGCCAAAAGCCGTCACGCGAGCTTCGGCTTCGGCCATGTTTCCCTGCGGCCACCTCCAGGTTTCATCACCGAATAGCCAGCGGATAGAACGACGCTGAAGGTTGGTTTTGTTGTGCGCACCGAGAATCCAGAGCATCATGCCATTGGAGAAGTGAATCGTATGATTACGCTTCTTGTGGCGGTCTTTCGGAAAGAGGTCTTTCACCGGTTCGCACTCATCGAAGAGCTTCTGAAGGCGGCTTTCGGATTGGTCTTTCGCATCCTCATCCGTTTGGTCAAGCCATAGGCATGGTCCCGGCAGATTCTTGATAAGGTAGCATAGTGTAAGCTCCGGAATCGTCGTCTTGGAGGATTGAACACTGGCGAGAATGGAGACGAGCTTTACGCGGGGATCGACAATCGCCTCCATGACTTCACGGACCCAAGGCGAGTTGTCCGAGCGAAAGCGGCCAGGCATCGGTGAGTATGGGATCGATGCGATGTGATCCTCACACCATTGCCAAGGAGGACGACGGTCCGGTGGGCGCACCGCCTCGGCAAACATGCTGGCGACATCCTCGTTCATGATGCCGTCCACCCTTGAAAGAATTCATAGGCTTCGCGCCTGGCTTCATCGAGTGCCTTGGCGTTGTCCTCTCGTATGCCGACCGCATCCTTGCCGCAGGACAGTGGCGGCAGTTCGTCTTCCAGTCGCTTGTGGAGAATCGCAAAGAGCCGTGCCAATCCTTCGAGCACCGCTTTGCGCACATCTTCCTTGTGGAGATAGTCACCCCGGCGAATGGCCAGTCGCAGCTCACGTTCTTCGATTTCAGCGAGTAGCTTTCGCGCCTTCAGGGCTTCCTGATTGTGGACGGATTCGCCACCGCCCTTGAGGCCACGCGAACGAACAAACTCTCGCCATGCTGCGACATCGTGCTGTCCATTCGCTTCGGGTTTCGGCGCACCTGCCTGCTTGCGCCATGTCGTCAGCGTGCGCCGGGTGACGCCAAGCAACTGAGCCAGCTCAACAAGGTTCTTCGCGTAAGCGGTCGAGTCCTGGCTTCCCGCAGCACGAGATTCAATGCGGGCACGTTCAGCAGCCGTCAGGGTTTTCCCGGACGCGACTTTGCGGATCAGGTTCTCGAACTCCTTGTCGAGAACCTTCTTTGCCGCTTGTTCGTCAAAGTTGCCTGAGGCTGCCCCCATTGAAGGGTTTTCCCCTCGCTGCGCTCTTCCCTTACGCTCACGTTGTTCGCTATCTCGCATTCATTCGTCACTGTGTCGTCAACCATGAGAAACGAAGTTTCTCGGGTGCAGGGCGAGCCCTGCTCAACGGATCAGGAGCCAGCCACAGAACTGAAGATCCTTGAAGACCAGTTCCACTTGAGAGAATCCTGCAGCTCTGAATTCGGCCTCATTCTCCGCAATCGTCTTTGGGAACATGCAACCTCGCAAAGCGTGGGCCTTGTTGAGCACTTGTGCCGGGGTCAGGCCGTTGGCGATTTTCATATCCCAATAAAGCTGTTGGATGATGTCCTGAGTAGTCGGATACGTTCCAAGCACCTTCTCGACAACGAAGAGACCACCTTCCGGCTCAATGGCTTTAGCGATTTGGTAGATGAGTCTCTGCCGTGCCTGTGGCCGCAAAAACTGGAAGGTGTAGAGCGCGACACCATAGGCGAAGGTCGGAATATCTGTAAAACGCTCCAAGTCCCTGAATGCGACCTCAACGCCCTTGAGGGCTGCTTGCTCAATCATGGCCTGCGAGTTGTCGTAGCCAATCAGGTTGAACGGCTTCGAATGCTTTTCGCGGATGCGGAGCATCGTTTCACCGGTGGCCGCCCCAAAGTCGAGAACAGTGCTGTCGGAATAGGTAAACCAGTCCGAGAATTTAACAGCCAAATCCTGCACCCGGTCATACTCGGGAACGCTCTTGCGAACGTGCTCGTCGAAATGTGGAGCGACGTGTTCGTCAAAGACCCAGTTGCTCGCTTCTGTGGTGATGCCGTCGTCGGCCTCGATATTGGCGCTCATGTGAGCGCAGCGATGTCAATTAGAGCATCATCAATTCCTGATCCGTTACCCGGATAGCGTTAATCCCGTAGCGGCCATACATAGCGCGGGTATGAGGGTTGCTCTCCAGTCCGAAGTAGCTGCTTCCGGCCTCGCCATATTTCGGCAAGATGTGGGTCTTGAGCAGATGTTCTTTGATCATGTGCGGACGTGAATTGATTTCAGCAAAGTAGGCATCTATCGGTTCCCATCCGCACTTATCCTTGATGCGGGCAAGTGTCACGTCCTGATAACGGTTCGGTCTCGCCGTGATAAGGATGACTTTATGCGGCCTGAGCAGTTCGATGAGCCACTGGCGATATTCCTCTTGTTCGATTTGCCGGATGAACGGACGAATCGGAGAATCTCCGCGCTTTGGTGAATTTGCAACCAGTGTGTAGTTCAGGTCAAGTAGGTAGATCATAATGCAATTCCCAATCGTTTGCTGAAGGCTTCCTTTGCCTGTTCCGCCATGCCCATGCGTGTGCCGTCGGGATATGGTAAATTGAACTCAAACTCAATCGCCGCCCGGAGCCTCTCGGCATCGACAGGGCGTGCATGGGCACACTCTGCGGTAATATTATTACTCAACTCCCGGACTTTAACGGAGCGGAATGAGTGAGTCCATAGCTGATGGAATTCTTTTTGCGTGTGGTATTTCTGGACCTTTGGCTTGTCCTGAAAATCCCCAATCCGAATGCCTTTTTCGTAGTCGAGGCGGAAGGCGATGTTACCGGAGTTTGATTTGTTGAGGAAGGCCTTACCATTGACCTGACGCCAGCCGGTTTCGCTGATACTCGAAGCGCAAGCGTAGACCTTTGTTTCGGGACGGCAGAGTGCAGCGAGCAGAGTCGCTATGTGCTCTCTGTCCGATTGAAAAGGCACCGAGTTGAGCACACTGGCCAGAAATATGGACGTCCATTCCGTGCCACTTGCAACGGCATCAAGGAATTCACGGACCAGTTCCAAGCTCTTCTCGCGGTCGATCTCCGAACGTGAAATATGGTAAGGCTCAAAGGGCGTGACTTTGAAGCCAGCGCGTCGAAGCATCTTAGTCTCGGTCAGGTGCCCAGCACCGAAGTCGAGAATCGTCGTGCCGTGTTCGCGCACCCATGCCGCCTTCTGCTTCGAATTAAAGATGTCGAATGTATGGCAGGGCTTCGAGCCATGCACGGCGAAGATGAATCCATTGCCCAGTTCTTCGCGAACACGACGTGCTCTGCGGAAGGAGTTGTGCCGGAGGAGATCGGCATAGCGCGTATGCACATCGAAATCCATCGAAAGCAGGTTCATCATGGCCTGAGCGAAGTTTGCCTCTTCGTCGGAGACATAGACCACCGGAGCTGTCTCGATCTTCTTTTCGGCCAGCATCTCCAAGCGGCCAATGCCATTTACCACGGTGCCGTCTTTTCGGCAGACGATTGGCATCAGGATACCGTGCCGGTGAAGGGTGCGAGCAAGGTTGCGTGCATACTGCATCCAGCGGTTCGAGTTCGCCCGGCATAGCTCTTTCACGCTGACCTGATTCGGATGCAGGCAGCGAATGAATTCCGGTGAATCGACGTCTTTGTTAGGGATGGCAGCAGCGAGCTTTTGCACATCGAGAGCTGCCAGCTCGCGAGTGACTTTCTCCGGTGTGCTGTTCCAATCAAAGTCATTGGTAGCGCGATTGAAGACGATGTTCAGAGCCTTGCGCTGTGCGAGATCCATTGGCTTCGTCCGAAAGACTGGCAACTGTTTTGCTCCCATACGGGAGGCAACGAGGTGTCGCTGGTGGCCGGAAAGAATCTCGCCGTTGCTGTCGGCAAAAATGGGCGCGAGGAAACCGAGCTTACGCAGTGATAGCTCAATCAGGTCGAGCCGCTCCGGATCAGCACTTCGCGGATTGTAGGTGGATGGCTGGATGCCATCGATAGCTTCGAGTTGGATCATAATCCGAGTCGCTTACGGAGTTCCTTGGTGACGGCATCTTTGTCGAAGCCCACGTCTTGCTTCACGCCATCGATCCAACTGAGATAGTCTTCCTGACTGATTTTGAAGCGGTAGAGCCCAAGCGCGATAGTGACGTCGCCTTTGTCGAGCTCTTCGTCCTCAACTTCGTCGCCTTCATCGCTTGGTGCATCCTCTCCCTGCAATAGGCTTTCGAGGTCGGCTTCATCGAATCCGGTAAGAAGCGTATCGAAGCCCTCGACGTTCAGGTCGTTCATGATCCCTTCAAGGGAATTGAGGTCGATGGATGCCAACTCTGCGAGGCGGTTGTCTGCCACGAGCACAGCCATTTCATCGCTGTCACTGGCGAAGTCCTGATAGTCGACTGGCACAAGTTGAATGCCCAGTTCCTGAGCGGCTGCCAGTCGGCCATGTCCGGCGACGATACAGCCGGAGCGTTTCGAGACGGTAATCGGATGGCGCCATCCAAAGTAGCGAATGTTCTTGGCCAGAAGTTCGATCTGGCGCACCGGGTGCGTATTCGGGTTGCGAGGATTGGGCTTCAATTCCTCGATGGGCACCAGCTTATCGAAGCTGCACCATACCTCGATCCCGTCTGCCAGTCCTTTTGCTTTCGGAGTTGCCGCTTTACTCATGCTCTCGATTCAAGTGTCAAATCTCATCGAATAAGAGCATTTGCGCGTTCGCTGGCGCATGACCGTTGATTTGGATTGGTGCAGGTTCTGAGATCGGCTTCGGTTTTGGAGGCGTTACCGGCTGGCTCACTTGCTCCACGGGCATTTCTTTGAGAAATGGGAATGGACGAACCAGCCAGGGGGCGAAGCAGTAGGCATTTACCAGACAGGCTTTGATCACCGTCGGATTGATGTCCTGCGCGTAGAGCCGGTAGGAGTAGTTGCTCGCATGTAGAATCATGCGCCCGGTGCCCACACAGGGATCCATCACCGTTTTGAGTCGGCAGTCACCGTCGCCCATCGTCATGCGAACCATCATCTCGACCACGGGTTCAGGAGTAGGGAAGAAGCCAGCACCGCGTCCGTATCGGTTTTCTGCCATGAGGTCGCCAAACATGTCTGTTGGCCATGCGATCATCGCTTCGAGGCAGAAGACTTGCCAGAGGCGGCTGAATGCTCCGGGCGACGGTTCGTCCGGTGGCTTCGGCTGTCTTGGGTCTCCGAATCCATAGAGCAGCCAGTCCAGATAGTAGTCGAAGAGTCTCCAGCTATCCCAACCCTGCCAGCCGCCATAGTTCGCGATGCAATCCAAGGACTTCTCGTGCATCCGCCGCACATGTGGATTGCCGGTTCCGCAGAAGTGTATCTGTGGAATCGGCTCATCCAGAATCTTGCCTGCCTCTGCAGTTCGCATCCAGTGATCCCAGCGGCCCCAGCATCGGCTCTCGACTTCCAGAAGAATCGGGAGAAGCCAGCCGTGTCCGGGATCATCGACCTTGATGCTGCGGTCTGCCTTCTTCGGCCAATTTACTGCTCCTGAAATCGTCTGCTGGAGTATCCTCCTGAAATGCTCGCGTTCACTCATGGGCGTCGAAGTGCGTTTCGAGGTCAGCGAGAGCGGCGCGGACATTTCCTCCGCATCCGACAGAGATCATCGAGGCGACCGATTCCGGCACCTCCCAGTGTTGCATCAAAAAGCCCCGGATCTCTTCGGATGCCGGGGCTTCAAGTTTGATCGCTTGGAAGCGGGTCTGGAACCTTTCGGTGAGCTGACCCAAGTCGAGGTTGCTCGTCCCGATAAAGGCTCTGCCGGGCGGCAGCTTATCGAGATAGGTCAGCATCAGGTCTTGGGCGTCACGCGAACTGCGGTCGAGTTCATTGACGATCTTCACGGACCAGTCACTGAACAGGTTCCCAAAGGCTAGTTCACGCATCCAGCTTTTCACGGTTTCGATAGTGACGAGTTTGCCGTTTGCGTCTTCAACGCTCCATTGGGAGGCGGTCAGCTCGGCGGCAAGCAACTCGGCGATGGTGGTCTTGCCCACGCCCGGAGGTCCATAAATCAGGATCTTGATTGGTCCACGACCGTCGTTCTTGGCTTTGCTTACTTTCTGGATAAGTTTCGAGGCGATCTGTCTCGCTGGGCCGACGATGTCCTCGGGACAGGAGGGTCGCCATGCCAGTGGTGATGAGTGGGTGCTGTTGATCATGTTCATAGGAGTCCTGCTTCGTTGAAGGAGTAGAAGCCAAGCCCGAGCGGGTCGTCTTCGGCAGTGCCGATCACGACGTGGTCGATCAGATCAATTCCGACTACTTTGGAGGCTTCACGAAGTTGCCGGGTGACTTGGATGTCGGCGCGACTGGGTGCCGGGTCTCCGCTTGGGTGGTTATGTGCGACGATGATGCCGGTGGCTCCCGAGAGAATTGCCGCTTTGTAGACTTCCCGAGGGTGGACCAGTGACGAGGTTGCCGTGCCTTTGCTCACGATGTGGCGAGCGATTGGGCGGTTCTTCCGGTTCAACAGAATCGCGATGAACCATTCGACGGTGGGGTCTTCGTCGAATGCGTTTTGTAGGTAGCTCACAACACCCTTGGCTTCATTGAGCGTCGGCTCTTCTCCGAGACGAAGCAGGTTGTAGCTGAGCTTTGCTTCCCAGACTCTCATGCTTCCCTCCTTTGCTTTGCCCAGCCTTCGCGGGTGATACGTTTGCGGAGAGTGTTGATCGGAACGTCCATCATGGCGGCTACATCCTTGGGGCCGCGTCCCTCCATGTAGCAGGTCTTAATTGCTTCCCAATCGTAGTCGGTGCGGTTGCGGGTCGTGGCTCCCGACGGCGGCGGATCGTCGTCCTCAACATCGGACTGTGGAGCAGGCTCGGGTTCTTGGTCGCCATCCTGTCCAAAGGCGGCGTAGCGAACGACATTGTCAGCTTCCGGTTCGACCGGTGCCGGTGGACGTGTCTCGCTCATCGGGGCATCGCTGGTGTTGCCAGCCATGACCTCTTGGACGATCTCGCGAATGAGTGGGACGGGTATCTCCGTGATGGAAAAAACAAGGCCGGTCAATGACGACCGGCCTAACTGCTCTTTCAGGTGTTTGAGGGCTGCGCCTCGTGTTCTTCCGAGGAAGCGACCTTCGTATAAGGTTCGGTCGTTCTCCTCGCAGACGATCCAGTATAGTTTATTCATGGTTCGGTATTGGTTCTTGGTTATGGTTCATTCGACTAAAAGTTGGCTTCAATGTAGGGTAGGACCAGTTCGAGTGCTTCCTCGTCCTCTTGAAGATAGCGGATGAAATCCTCCGGCATCATGAGCGTCTCGCCTTGCTCGGCAGCGATGTCGCGAACGGCTTCGAGCGCGTGTTCGGGTATGGTGCTCAGGTCGATCTTCATTGCGCGTTGGTTTCGGGTTCGTTCCAGCGGAGCAGGTGTCCGGGTGTTTCAGTCACCAGTCCAGTCCGTTTCAAAATCCCGATCACCTGGTCGTATTGGTGATGGTCGAGCTTTCTCATCAGGCGGGCGTAGAGTTCGCCCGAGGGAACTTCGCCGAGTTCCCGGATCGTTTCCGCGATGGCCTGAACCACATTCAGGGCGGCATTCAGTTCGGTTGAAGATTTGTTAGTCATTGCATGTCATGGGTTTCGGATTCTATAAGTAATCTGACATGGTGACAACTTACGTCTAGGGTAATCGTGATTCTTCGGTCGTTCGCTCAGAACGACTTACCCACCGGGAGGAAAAAACAGGACAGATTTTCCATCGGTAGTTTCCCCCTCAGATTTCCTGCCTCCCAAAACAACAAAACCCGCTGTTTAGCGGGCTTCGCGAATCATTCTGATCTTAATTTAGTGGGAAGTTGAAAATTGAAGGTGTCTCTCAAACCCACCGGTCTGCTGAGGGACCCTACCGTGGGTGGAGCGCGCAAGAAGACTCCTGAATGGCCTTCTGGCTCCATTTTTGTAATTCTGATTCTCGAAGCAGTTGAATGTTCATCATGTTCAAGGCTTCAGGGAAAGGGTGCTTCGTATCAACGTCGTCAGGGATTATGATGACGATTGGTAACTCCTGAAGGATGCGGTAAATCCAACACTGCCCGAGACAGGATTTGATCGCGGTATGCGAAAGATCAACTTTGCATTCGATGAGGTGACCAAGTGCGCTAAAATCCGCACGGTATCGGGTTGCACCAATTCTCGGTTCTTTTTCGTAACCTATGCCATGTTCTTCGAACCTGCTTGCAAGGGCTTCAAGGAACATGGTTTCACGGGGATACTGCTTGCTGACCCATCCAAACTTCTTCTGTCGTGGCCGAACTGATGACGATTTCACTTCAAGCTTGGATCTGGCTTTACGATAACTCGGCCTTTCCTTCAAGTGGTTCCAGATTGTTTTCGCGGGCCATCCGTTCTGGTGGCAGGTCGTTTCCACGCCGATGCCTTTTCGCAGATTCCAGAGGCAGACAGCCATCCGATGCCGCCACTTCTTCTCTTGTTCAATAACACGCTGTTGCCGATCTGCTCGTTGTTTCTGCTGTTCGCGAATCCTTTGCGGCCCTTCATAAACTCCCGCATCGCGCAAGATACGTTCGATTGTCGTTTTGCCGGGCCTCCCGTTAAACCATTTGGAAATCGCTTTGATTCCGAGCTTCTCAACGGTATGCAGTTGGATGACTTTCCGTCGGACTTTCTCTGTGTAGATGCGCCTGCTCATGCGCAGGGGCTGGTGTCAAAGCCTTTGGTTCTGTTGTCTCGAGTAGCACACAGTTGAGTCTGATCGACTCGTGGCGCCACGAGTCGACGGGACGCGACTCAATGCCACTGGATGCAACTACACGTCGAGGTAGGCTTCGGCCTTGTCAGCTCGCTTCTGGATTTCCTCCACGATTTCGAGGACGGGCTTAAAGTCCAAGACTACGGTTTCCAACTGTTCGCGGGTCATGTCGGCGTGAATGGGATCGTCTTTCACCTTGGCCCACCACTGCACCATGCGCTGAATCCAGAGGATATGCGTTTCACGCGGTTCGTGAGTGCTGCCGCGCAGCTCATGGTCGCGGGCGACGTGGCCGAGCATGATCGACTTGCGCAGGCGACGGGTGGACAGGCCATGCTTGTCGGCTTTCTTGAGCCACTCCTCGCGCTCATGCTCGTCCTTGACCTTAGCCACGGTCTTGTGGTGTTCGAAGGTAAGCTCAGGTCTGCGCTGGGCATACGGCACATTGCGGGCGACGTAGGCGGCATCCTGCAACGTGCGCAGTTCGAGGCCGGTGTCCTTCATCGCATCGAGGTAGCGTTCCTTCTGATTCTCATCCATCTTCTCGAATCGCTGGCCGCTGTTCCAGCGGTCTTGGCCGTAGGTCAGCCAATCGCCAACAAGGAAGAGCGAAGTGCGAGCCACGCGACCGACTTTGCGGCCGACATCGCACCATTGCTCGAAGGTCAGTTCTGCGTCGATGCAGAGACCGGTTTCAGTTACTCGAACGGGAGCCCCGTCCATCGTCAAAGCGTTCTCGATTGTCATGGTTCTTGGTTTGTGCGGTTCGATATGAGGTGCGCGCTGTCAACGACTTCATGGATCGCGACGGCAAGAGATCGAGCTGTTCGGTCAAGTGTATGCATCTTTTGGATACGGCGGCTCGTGTGACCTTGTGGCGTTTGGCGATGGCAGTCATCGAATCGCCCATGAAGCCGACGCCACTCACGAGCGCGAGGCAGTCGAGTGCGAGGCCGGGATCGCGGTCGGCCAGTAGCTCGGCGATGAGTCGACGCAGTGCAGCCCATACGTCTTCGGCATCAGATTCGGGCTGCGGCTCGTCCTCTGGCTCAGGCTTCGCTGTTTCGTCGGCAAAGGGCAGTTCGCTCACGTCGATAGGCTTGCCCGTCTCGAAGGCATCGACCTGTGCTTCGAGTAGGCCACGCTCCTGCAGTTCGCGTCGCTTCTTCGGACTGAGCTTCGCCACCCAATCCGCGTAGGCCTGACTGTAGGCGGCATTATGCTCACGCTGCCGATTCGCGTAATTGTCTTGGCTCATGCCGGGCCTCCCTTCGGCAATGCCAAAACTGTCAGCAGGCGGCGTTTAGGGGTATGGGGTGTGCCTAGTGCCAAAAATAACACCCGTTTCCCCCCTAAGGGGGAAACGGTATTTTGGCAATGGCACTGAGGTCGAAAAAAGATTTTGGCAATGAGGAGTTTTGTCATTTTGGCATTGGCTATTTTGAAGATGAATTTGCGGCTTGTTCCTGTTCGTCGCGGTAGGCTTTCCAGCGGCGATTAATGGTGCGAATGGACACGCCATACTGCGCCGAAAGTTCGGATGCAGTTTCCTTGGTCAGATGCTTGAGTGCTTTGAATTCAGGGATGGCCTCATCCATCACTTTGGGGCGTCCGGGCTTGTCGCGTTTGCCGACCTTATAACGGCTGCCCTTTTCCTTTTGGGCCTCAACCGGCTGTTCACATTGCTGCCAGCAGATGCCACGTTCGCCATGTCGGACGAAGATTGCCTCGGAAGGATTACCCGCTGTATCGGTCATGCCTGCGCGCTTGCGACGTTTGCAGAGTTCAAAGCGAAAAGTTGGGGCCTGACCTTCGGGCGTCTTCGTGCGCATGAGCACGGCCACTTCGCGCGCCCAGTTCGTAAGGGCCGATGAACCGAGACCACTGTAGGCAAAGTCAGAGCCGGTCCAGTGTTGCTTCGCCTTCGCGTCCTGGCTGGGTTTGCCGGTGTGGTGCATGAAGCACCAGATGATACCAGTTCGCTCCGAAATCGGATTGAGGAGCCTTCCACAGAATTCACTGACGACCTTCTGCTGGCTGGCATCGTCGCCAATGTAGTTGAGCAGCGGGTCGCCCCATACGAGGTCGGGCTGGTGCCGTTTGATCAGAATTTCCGCAGTGCGGGCGAACTCGGCACCGCTGTGAATGGTGTCGCGATAGAAAATCAGGTTCTCTTCGAGCAAGGCGTTGTGCTCCGGGCTGAGGCCCATGCCAACACGCACGCCCTGAAACATTTCAGCCAAATCACCAATGTCATTCTCGGCCTGAATAATCAGGCTCTTGAGCGGTCGCACTGGCTTGATGTTGAAGGCTGGCTGCCCAAGCGCCCATAGGACGGAGAGCTGCATCGAGAACGAGGATTTGCCGATTCCTGACTGACCAACCACCACAAGGCTACCGCCACGGCAGAGCCAGCGGTTTCCCAGCACCGTGTTCGGGTCGTTCTCGGTATCGTATTCGCCGAGTTGAGAGATGCGCAGGGGAGGGCCCAGCCCAAGGCTATCGGCTTCCTGTTCCCACTCCTCGAATGAGGTTGGTCCGAGGTTTACATCGAGCAGCTTCTGGAACGCCTTGCCACGCCTTGCACCCGGACAGCGAGAGAAGCGAGACGGGTTCTTGTTCTGGCCGTCGATGATGAAGCCTTCAGGGAGTGATTCCCAGAGGCGCTCCCGTCTTTCGTGGAACTCTTCCTTCGTCTTTGCTTCGACCCGCACCCATGCGTGGATGCTCTCGCCACCGGAATCAATCAGTGCCGCAATCGGCAATCCTGAGTCGCGGAGGATTCGCTCCTGATCTTCTTTCGGAATCTTGTCGCTCTCGATGAGCGTATGGCGATAGGCCGCCACATCTTTGTCACTGCCATTGGATTTGAGCGTGACCGGATTGATGCGCAGGTAAAGGCCATGCCTTGTCGAGAAGAGACGTCCAATACCTCCTTTGGCGTCGGCGCGTTCCAGCCATTGATCGCGGGTGAAGACGTTGATGCCGCTGTGTTCGGGAATCGCACGGGTCTCACCTTCGAGGATCGTTCCGGGCGCAAAGGACAAAATGTCGTCTGGCTGGAAACAGGCTTTGAGAAAGGTTTCGAAGGGACGTTGTTCGATGGCACTACGATTCGGCCGCTCCATGTTGCCAGTATGCCCGTTCATGCGATAGGTCATCTTGCCGATGGTCGACCGCAGCCTGAAGTTGGCTGCAATCACCTCGTCCTTACAACTGTCATGGAAGCAGTGAATGGTCGGCACGCCGTCATCGATGAAGACCTTGCAATCTCGATGGCCCGTCGAACGTGTATGCAGGTGCTCGCCAGGACATTTGCAGAATCCCGAATGCGCGTCCTGCCAGTCGACGGGGCCGAGCAAGTCCTCGGCAACCTGTCGGAAATCGGATGGCAGCTCTGGAACGCCCTTTGATTTGTAGCGCAAGGGCATCAGCCAGCCTTTCGGTTGAATTGTTGATTGAGGAAGGATTGCGCTTCCTCGAAGGTCGCCAGTTCGGCTTTAGGATACCGGAGCTTACGCAGCCAGCTGAGCTGTTTCGGTGTGGCTAGGCCGTGCTCGCGACGAGTGAAGAGCAGGTCGAGGATCTTGGAGGCATGCCCACGGCAGCTGACGCAATCGGTATCAAAGCCTGCTTTTTCCAGTGCTTCGAGTTGACGGTCGCTGGGTGGCTTGCCTTCCCATGAGAGCTCCGGTTCGTAATCAGCCAGTTCGACGGCACGGAGGCTGAGACAGAATTCAATCGCGTCGATGGTGCGGGCCTTGCGCTTGGCGGCCAGCTTGAGCTTTTCTTCCAGCTTAGATTGGCGCACCTCCTGTGCTTCTTCCTCGGCGTCAAGCAGGTCGATTTCGCCGCCGCATTCCAGTAGCTCGTTCAGTTCCTCGGCTTCATCTTCCGAGTGCGCCAAGAGGCGTGCTGGCTTGATGAGCGAATGGTCGTCGGTCAGGAAAAGCGGATCTAGCAGAAGCAAATTGTCTTTTCCGTCGGCAATGCGGGTGCCGCGTCCCACCATTTGCTGGAACAGTGACAGGCTCTTGGTCGGACGCAGGATAAAGACGCAGTCGGTTTGCGGATGATCCCATCCTGTGCTCAGTAGTGACGCATTGGATACGAGTTGAAACTCGCCGCGCTCGTAAGCACGGAGGCCTTCACGGTCGTTACCATCGACATGCACCGCCCGGATGCCTTCCTCGTTGCACGCCTCGACAAACTTCTTGCTCGTAGCAATGAGTGGAAGAAAAGCAACGGTGCGACGCCCAGCGGCATGTTCGGCGATAAGCTTCGCAGCTTCCCGTAGGTGGGGCTCAATGGCATGCCCGAGATCGCCTTCGTTGTAATCGCCTGCGGTCGTCCGAACTGCGGATAAGTCAACGGGCAGCGGCACGCTCTTGATCACGATGCGCGAGAGCCAGTTTTCTTTGATGAGCCGGGCCAGTCCAATCTCCACGGAAATCTTCTCGTAGAAACTGCCGAGTTGACGACGGTCGGAGCGAAACGGTGTCGCGGTCACGCCAAGCACCTTGGCCGATTCGAAATGAAGCAGCACTTGAGCGGCCATCGCGCCGAGCGTGTTGCGATGAGCTTCGTCAACGACGATCAGGCTGAAGTAATCCCGCGGCCATTTATCGAGTCGGCGACTGATGCTCTGTGTCGTGGCAATCACCACACGGTCACCGAGCAAGGCCTTGGAGTCAGCCATTTCGACGCCCGCGAATTCACCGGCGTAGCGGAAGAACTTATCGGCGTTCTGGCGAACCAGCTCTTGAGCATCGGCCAGAAAGAGGCAATTGCCTTTCCAGCCACGCATGAGTTCAGAGGCCAAGATCGTCTTGCCCGCACCGGTGGCCGCAACCCCGAGAACATGGTCATGCTCCCGGAAGTCACGTCGCACTGCATCGAGGAACTCCGTCTGATAGGGGCGCAGATTAAAATGGCTCATTGTCATCCTCCTCTGCTGCCTCGGCTGGCGGGGTTTTCTTGGCAGTGGTTTTCGGCGCACGGTCGGTGAGCCAGAGTTCCACCTTGTTATTTTTCTTGCCCTGATACTCCTCGACCTTGAGTCGGGCGTAGCCTTGTCGGCCTTCGATTTCGGAGGCGCTCAGTTCCACTTCCTCGCCCTCGACGACGGATTCACCGATGGCCTTGCGAAAGGTATCGATCTTCCAGAAGCTGGATTCGGTTGCGACGAGGTAGTCGAAGAGATGGACCCCGTGTTCCTCGACTTCGAGCTTGAGCTTGATCATCTCGTCACCGGCCTTCGAGAACGTCTCGGAGGCCTCGATGACCGTGACTAGGTAGTCGCCCGGTTGGACGAAGCGTGGGAAGTTGTCTGCGTTTTGCGAAGTGTATTTCATGGTTACTTGATCTGAATGTTTTGCTTGGTTTGAAGTTCGGTGCCGGCCACGTCCTGACCGGATTTGAGGGCCGTCTTGATGGCTGAAATATCTGCCTCGACCTTCACGCGCTGGAAGGCCGCGGGGAGCATCTGCGGATCGCTCCAGCAGTGGACCGACTCCGACTTACGCCAGCCGATCACAGCACGGGCGTCCTTAATCTTGGTGCCCGGTTCGAGGAACTGCTCCAGGTAGTGAGTGAGGCGCTGGACGGTCTTGTCCGCAGCCTGTTGGCGCTTCTGTAGACGGAGCTTCTCTGCTTTGAGCGCGGCAGCTTCGGCGCGGAAGTTCTTAATCAGGCAGGCGATGCGGATGGCCTTTTCGTCCCGCTCGTCTTCGATTTTGCTGAGTGCTTCCTCGATCCAGTCCAGTGCCATGTTGGCGTCGACTGGCAGACCGTCAGGACCTTCGGTAGTATCGCCCGTCAGGATGTCCTCGACCTGCATCCACAGCTGCTCGATTTCAAAATAGGCTTCGTAGAGCTTCATGTGGCCTCCTTTCTGGCTTTCTTGGAGAGAAAACCAATGGCGCGAGCGGCCTGATCCATCGTGAGGTCTTTCCAGTGCTCCGCACCTTCGAGGGCCTCGGCATCGAGCCACGCAAAGAGCTTGGTCATCTGCTCGGGACCGTAGTTGAGTCGCTTCCAGAGCGATTGGATGTTCTCGATCTGTTGGGCTGTTACGGGCTTGCCTGAGTCGGCTGGTTTCGCGGGGGGCGTCTTCGCAGGTTGAACCTTTTCCGTTTTGGAAACAGTTGCCGGGATGACGTGGGCTATGGACTTAAACTCCATCGGCAGCACATCATCCAGTTCGTGGCGGTTCTTCGCATCGAAGGCCGCGCAGTGGGAGGTGTAGATACGTCGTTCCTTGCCGCCGACAGCCTTCTGCTTGCCGTCTTTCTCCGTGACCTTGGTGAAATAGTTCACGAACAGAAGCAGATCGCACCATTCCTTGAGTAGGGGAGCACATTGCTTGGAGAGCTTCAGCTCGTAGCGATCATAAGCGCCGGCAGCATCAGGCTGCTCGAACTTCCGAATGGTCGAGTGAGCCACCATCACCAGATTCATGCCGCGCTCACGAAGTGCTTCGAGACTCTGAAGGAATCGTGAGAACTCTTCAGCGAGATAGGTATAGCCCTTGCCGTAGCCGAAATCCTCAATGCCGTCCTTGTGCGATTTTCGGCAGATGTGCTCGACCAAGAGGCGCTCCAGCCAGTCGACCGTATCGACGACGAGTGTTTTGAAGTCGTTTTTGGTCTGGCTGAGCTGACTGATGAAGCTCAACACGTCTTCCCAAGTCTCAGGCTTTGGAAAGCGGGTGACGTTGAGGTGGATAGTGCCGCCCTCGGTATCGAGGAAGACCGGTTCAGGGAAGGCGGCGGAGAGCGTGCTCTTGCCGATGCCTTCCGGGCCATAGATTACGACCCGCTGTGGTTTTGAGACCTTGCCACAGATCAGTGGGAGGCCGGTTGTCTTGTCGTCTTGCATAATTATTTGCGCTTGGATTTCGAGTTGAGCCCGGTGTCGTCGGGCGAAATGGGGTTGCCGCATCGCGGCTTAGGGTCTTGCCCCTTCTTGGAAGCAGGCACTGCCTGCCCCGCGACGTAGCGGGAAATTGTGTCAATAGCCTCATCGAAGCCCCGGCAGAGCACGGCGGCGTAGCCGCGATTGCGTAGGCGCATCAGCCACTCGCGTTGCTCTGGGGAGGGGCTGCCTTTCGCAGTCTTCAGTTCGATGAAGAGCCCGTGGTAGTTGCCGACTGGCAGCGGCAGGAAGATGTCGGGCACGCCAGGCTTTACGCCTTCGCGCTTTAGCATCGCGCCGGTGATCGCGTCACGGGCACCGCCATTCGGGATAGCGAACATCAGTTTGAGTCCGGGGTGCTTCGCCGAGGCACACTTCGCCCATTTGAACAGAGCCGCCTGAATGCGGTGTTCGTCGTTGCGGCGGCTCATCGGCGGCCTCCCTTCCGGCGAGCGAGGTATTCGTTTCGCATTGCCTCGGCCTCATCGAGGCACTCATAGCGGCGCACTTCGTCAAAAGTGATCCGGTATGGGCGGAAGCCAGAGAGCGTCTTCAGCTTCTTCTCTCGAATCAGCCGCCGGATGCTCTCGGGATGGACTTGCCAGCGATCAGCAAGTTCGCCGACGAAGAAACAGGCTTTGACGGCGGGAGCAGGCAACTTTGGCCCGGTAATGCTCTCGGCGACTCTTCGCTCGGCTGTGGTTGTTTCTGAGATTTCCATGGTGGTGTTGAATTGCGTTCAACAACCGCCGTGGGCTTCCGGAAATACGCCCAAAAAAAGAGAAGGCGCATTGGCAACCTCCTCTCAATCGGTGACTTGTAAAAATTAAATGGCTTACGGCGATTTTTACGGAACGACGTCCTGCAAGACTTCCAGCATCTCATTTCGGATCGCATCCCAGTTTGCGCTGTTCTGATCGCGGAAGGCCTCGAACACATCGCGAAGCAAATCGCTGTCGTTGGCTGATTCGCTCTGCTGGTGTGCGGCATACATATCATTGTAACGCTCTACTTTCTTGGTGCCCATGGTGCGACGGCGCACTTCATGGATCTGGAACAAGGTTTCGTAGACACCGCCTCGGGCACGGTAAGCTTTCAGTTTATCAGTGAATGTCGAATTGGCCATGCCGACCAACTTTGCGGCACCGCTGACCGATCCCGTTGCCAGCACATGCATCATCCATGTGTAATACTCCGGCTCCACTTCATTCGCCAAATGCGTCATCTTGTCGGCCAGTGCTGATTTCAGCAGATCGTTCTCTCCCTTGAGTTCTGATATGTTTACGCCCACTTGCTTCAAACCTGCATCTACTTTGCCAACCAGCTCGCGATTAAGGGTGTTCTGCATTTGCGGGCTGAGCTGAATGTTCTGCGGCCAATGAATTTCAAGGTCGGCATCCAATGTTGCGACGAACACTCCGAGGCTTGAGAGCTTCGCACTGTGTCCCATGCCGATGTCTTGAGGCAAAACGACCACCGCCGCCGATGTTGGATCAACCAAAGCATGAAGCCGCGCTTCCACCGTTTCAGGCGAGCTGCATCCAAGAGCCAGATAAACTCGGCAGTCGCCGGTCTCGGCGGAGCTTTTGTTGCCGATGTAATACAGCCCGTTCTCTTCTTCGCTCCCGCTGCCTTTGATGGAATTTGCCTGACGCAGCTTCTTCAGCAGCGCCGAGACGCTCACACCGTAGTGAACGACATCGGCGGCTTCCAGCGGATAAATGGCGGGCACTTCTTCGGATTCGTCGATGCCAAAAATACTCTCGCCGCTTCGGCGAAGGGTCAGTTCGACGCCCCTTGCATCGACAATGCTTTCCGGATCACCGGCACGCATGAGAATCTTGGCATCGAGCAAGGGTTGCCATGATTCTTCAGGAAAAGTCTCCAGCTCGCGAAGCCTGAAAAGGGACTGCTTTACCGTAGCCAGTCGCCCGTAGAAGAACTGCCAGAAGTCGCTCACTCTTCGACCAGATTCCAGCGACTCAGGTAGTCCATGACTCGGTCGGCCTGAGTCGAGCGGTTAAAGCTCAGCCGGTTGGGCGGCTTCAGTGTTATTGTTTTGCCTCGTCTGTTGCCGGGCAGCACCAGTTTGATTTTTGCAGACTGGATGTCGGCGTCTTCGAGGGCGGCACGCATGCCATTCATTTCCAGTGTTGCGAATGCATCCTTGGAGCGAATCGAGAATGTCGGTGCGTGCTGTTGCGGCAGCTTATAGATGATTTCCGTGAGTTTCGCCGTATCACCATCATCGAGCTGGAAATCAAAGTCAGGACTGGCCAGCGCAGAGAGATCGACTGTGGCATCGGAGCCTTCTTCCTCAAAGAACTCGGCATCGCCCAAACAGACTTCGCCAAAGGCTTTGCGCATCGATTCGCGCTCCTTCTCGCTGGGGTTGTCGATCTGGATTTTACCCTCGTCCGGGAAGTAAGAGATAAAATCCTGGCGTGCGGGGCGGAAGATCAGTGGTTGGACGGTCAGCGTCGTGCCGTCTTCCTGTAGCTGGATCTCCGCCTTCACCCGTTCTTCGTGATAGATGATAAAGTTCAGGATGTCGCCATCGGCGAAGTATTTGACCAAGACCTTGTCACTGCCTTTGCGGTCGCTGAAGAGTGATTGAAGCTCGGTCTTGAGTGCTTCGACGACCGCATCCACGTCTTCGACGGCTCGTGCTTCCTTGCCCTTGAAAGTGGCAAACTGGTCGACGTGCAGAACGGTTAGGAGGTTACTGGCGAGTTCGAAAGTGACGTAGTCTTCCGTCCGAAGCCGGAGCGCGAAGATTTCGCGGGGCACATCGTGGACAGCGGCCAGTGGCGAGCGATTGGTTTCGGCGGCCTCGTGCATCAGCTCGTCGCCCTGCGGCGTGCATAGGTCGTAAGCTTGGTAGAGGCCTTCGACCATTTCCTCAAAGGGGCGGCAGTCTTCGGGCGGCGTTTTTAGAAAATCCTTGAAGGCATCGACTTCGAATGGCTCGGGCAGGCCCGGAATCAGGCCGTCCCAGAGCCCAAGGTATGCCGTCAGGGCAGCCTCGTTTCCCCTGAACTTATCAAGGAAGCGATCGGCATTAAAGGGACGGTGTTTGATCTGGGCCATGTATGGGTTCTAAAGGTTTTGACTTAAATGTGGATTATTGTCTTTTTGATTTAATGCTTGTCAATCGATTAACATTTTTAGATTCTGTCGCCACATGAAGAGATTTGGAGATACCTTGCGCCATTTAATGGAGCTGAAAGGAGTGACGGGCGTCCAGTTATCCGCTGAGACGGGGCTGACCACGACATCGATTAGCCGTTTGCTCAACGGCCAGACGCGTCCCCGTCAGGTCACGCTCACCCGCCTGATGAAGTATCTCTGCGAGACGAAGGCCGAAGAGCAATCGCTGCTCAGAGCCTACTCTGGATTAGAGACGCTGCCGGAAGAA